AGAGTCTTCATTAGACTCAAAACTCACTGGAGGTAAATTGTTTTTTCTTTGCTCAATAAGTTTAGATTGTTCTGTGTTGGCTTGAGATATTCTTTTAGCTTTAGCTTCTTCTCTGTTTTTTTCCCTACTATCAATAGCCGCCTCTTGAACTCCTTTAATTTGCATTTGATACTCAAACTCAGTAGACATTAATTCTTTTTTAAGCATTGCCTCACTCTTTAGCTTCTCTATCTCAAAGGCAACTTCTGCTTGTTTGATTTGCATTTTACCTTGAGTTTCGGCTTGTATTTTCTGCATAGCCATCTGTGCAGCCATCTGTTGAGATTGAGCGTTTATCTTAGCTTGAGATTGTTGCTTCATCATTTCAGATTGTTGCTCTTCTTTCTTGTGTTGCTTTCTTTTTACTTTAAGCAATTGATTAGCTAACTTAATGTTTTTGATTTCTCTAATATCAATAGCATCCTCTAAACCAATAGCATCTCTAGATAAAGCCATTTGTATATTAGCTTCTAATTGAGCTTTTTCTTCTTCATCTGGAGACATTTCAATAAACACACCAAAGTCATATATATATAAGTCTTTTATTTCTTCTAAAAGACGAACATTGTACTTGCCTATTTGCATAGCAAACTCTTCTTTAAAATCAGCGTATTGCATAATGTCTGCAATTCTGCAAGATAAAGCCTCTGCTAAAGTCCTAGTTATATACAAGCTCCCTTCTAATATGTGCCTAGTAGCTGTGTTTGAATTTAAAGCAGCTAGCTTTTGAACACCCACAAGAGCGTTGGGATCTGGTGTTGACCCATCTCTAACTTCATTTAAGCCTGTAACAGATCTAATCATATCCATATAATGATTGTAGTTTCCAATCAAAGCAGACATTTTAGACTGACCAGAGTTAGATGTTAGTTGCTGAATTGGCACTCTAGCATTATTAAACTCACCATCTTGTGTATAGCTACGACCTACAACACTACCAGTTTGAAAGTATAAGCGAAGTGCATCTTCAGGATTGTAGGCAGCGCCTGTCCCTAAGTCTACCTCATTAAGACCATCTGCATCAATAAAGACACCATCGGGCACTATCCTAGAAATTACTTGTTGCATCTTTAAGTGAGTAACCTGAATTAGGTCTGCAAAAGGAATCATTCTTCTAACCAAAGACTCTATATTACCTTTATACATTCTAGGAGCGCTAGCCACATAGTTTGGCATTGCATACTGAGAAGCCGACTTAGGTCGAACCATGTTCTCCATCATTTGCTCTTCTGGAGGGTTAAAGGTGTCATCCTTTTCTATTACTCTTGAATTTCCGTTGTCTATGTCTTTCTTTTTATATACAAACTTATTTGTAGTCTTATAATTAAAGTACATAAGAGTAGCAGAATCTCTGCTAAAAATGTCATTTTGATACTGCTCTGCTACATTAAAGTAATCATACCAACTCTGACTATATTTTGATATTGTTTCTAAATCTTCGTTAGTGAGACTAGGGTCAATTTTAATAAGTTCAGTAATTGGTAAAGTTTTAATTTCACCCCAATAAAAACAATCTTTAAATTCAGGATCTTCAGTATAACTATAAACCACATTAGCGGGATCAACATAGCTTACTTTAACTCCATCGCCTGGCAAAAACTCTTGCTTGGTGATTCCGATACCAATAGTTGTTAAGTCATAGTCTACCCTCTTGCGAATATCAGAGTAATGATTTTCTTCTAGCAACGTGTTAATTGCCTCTTCTTCCGCAATCTCTATAGACGGCTTGTAATTTAACTGCATGTAAAGAGCTAGCTCTTGATCATCGTTTGGTAATTGAGATGGATCCATTTGAAACGGATCAATACCAAAAGCTTCAGCCATTTTAGTTAAAGGCTCTTTTGCCACCATATCGCCCTCAATCATGTCTTGATATGCGTTTCTTTTGCCAGCAGACATTGCATCTTGAGCATACGCCTTTACTTCAAACTGACGACCTTGCATTCCGTTTACGACAATATCTACAAACTTGGGAAGGATAGGAACCGGTGTCCAGTCTAAGTTTAAATAGCTTAAATCTCCATCAACAGATAGCTCATTTTTGTATTTTGCAATGCTCGCCTCTCGCGTAGAGTCTTAAACGATTAAAATCACGCCATTGACCGTAGTATCTACAAGACCCACTGTCTCTTTTAAACCACTCATACTGAATGGATTGACCTATTTTAAGTCCAAATTCTTGAGTAGCTTTCTCCGCATCAGAAACAAACTGACTTGGGAAACCTGAAGGTGAAATGTCAATACTTACCTCTTTCATTTACTGTAATAGTTCGCTGAACGAGCCACGGTTATTATATCTAGCAAAGTTAACGCTTATTTTTGATTGCTTTTGCTCAGGTAGATACATGTGTTTTTGATTAGCCATACAAGCTAAACCAGAGCTTATAGTGGCATCAAATTTCGTTCTATTGTTAATATCAAATCTTGCCCAGTCTTCTAATTAGGTATACCACCTAGTTCTTTTTCTGTCTTAGAGAGTTTATTATAATGCTTATCGGGTCTGTTTAAACTAAAGCCCCTATACCCTCTGTTTTTAAAATGATACAAGAGTCTAGGCTTATTGTTTTCGGCAAGAACAGGCATCCCATAAAAGACACAAGCCATTAGAACCTCCTCAAAGAATATCTCTGCCGTTTGAGGTCTAGCAACATACTCTAAGAAAAACTCATTACTAGGTGCATCATCCATATTAAACTTAGTCATTCCGTGGAGAGCTCCATTAGACCCTCCTCCACCAACAACACCAGATATATCATATGAGTCGCAACCAAAAGAACCTATATGTTCATTCCCTGGTAAAAACTTTCCATTAACCTTTCTTATCTTGTTTTGAAGATGGCGAGGGGGCAGCCAAGAAACTTTAAACCTTCCATTCTTATCTGGAGACCATACCACCTCAGAGTCTTTCTCTCCATTTTTCCAATGAAAAGATCCGCGAGTAACAAAGTGTTCAGTAATTAAGCTATCATTATAGTCTATCTGTTGATATATCTTAGTAAGATTAAATATTGACGCTTTACTCTCATCACGAAACGCATGAGATTCTGTCCTAGGAAACTGTCTATAAAATTCATTTAAAGCATCTGCATCAGACTTTAATGATTGAACTTCGTTTTCCCAATAGTCAATAGCTCCCATAGATATAATACCCCCATCTATTCCTTTGATGGGTTTAGTAGGCTTAGTCAAAACGGGCATTCCATATCTATCAATATATCCTTCAAAGTTCCACTCCATAGGAATAAACAAAGAGTATAAACCACTTTTTGTTTGACCATTAGGGTTTCTTTTGCTTAAATCAGAGTCGTAGTATAGTTTTTTAAAGTTATCACCACCTTTATCTAAAGCATTAGATGTTGAACCCATCATACACTTACCGATAATTTTAGATCCTAGCCTTAAACAAGTCTTAGTTACTCGCCAGTTATTTAAAATATTATCAGGTCGCATCCACTTACCTGATTCGTCATGAATTAAGAGTTGTAACTTTTCTCCATCATAGCTATTGTCTGAGGTGTTTCTCCAGTCTATTGTGGTATCTAAGCCTTCTACATCATCAGATTCGGTAGTGGTCATATTCTTCTTTGTAATCTTAGATGCGGGAACTCTATACGCAAGCTCTGTTTTAGGCTTGTCCATTCCATCCATAATAGGACGAAAGAAGAAAGGTAAGTTGCTATTTATAGGAACAACCTTATCGGTAAACATTTTTTTCGCATCACCACCCGTTTTAGAAAGCATTCCAACTCTAGCATCTTTCGCTACGGTAGCTATGTTTACAGTCTCTGATGAACCCATAAAAGAAAAACCAGATCGTCTTATCTTTAGATAACACATACCAAAAGAACGAACATCAGCCTTACACGCTTCCCAGAATATAAAAAATATTCTATTAGCCTCTCGAAAGTCTGGCAAGCCTACATCAATCTTTGTCCATTGTAAATACATATAATGAGAGCCAGTCATATATGTTGGAACACCATTATTCATAAACCAAAAACCATCTTCTCTATGGTCAAACTCAGCCTCAATGGAGTCCACCCACCTATCTTTAAACGATGCGGGCATGTCATTCCAAGAAAATATTGATTTTATCTTAGAAAGCTCTTTGGGATAGTGAAAGGGCTCCCAATACTGGTCTTCTATTTTTTTACTTCTAGTATATACTTTTTTAGGCTGAAGAGGTAACCCAATGTACAGACCATTAATATTGTATATTTCTCCTAGTGTTCCATCTTTAGATATGATAACTAAATCATACTTTTCATCATATCCATACTTCCAAGATTTAGCTTTGTTCTTTGTAGACAAAACACTCTTTGGTATAACATCATATGCTATAGTATATATTTTATTTTGCTCGTTGCTCTGCAAACCCTCCTTTAGATTTTGTTTTTTCGACAGGTGCATTTAACGCTTGCCTCTCTGCGTCTATACGTGAGAGTATTTCAAAAGCATCAAATATCGCAAGCTTCTTTGTTGCGGCGGCATTTTTTAATCTATCCGCAGCAAGCTCATCATCCTTGTCGTATTTAATAATATCTTCTTGAGCCACCTTAACCAACTGACGAACAGCCTTTTCTCCGGCATCAATAATCTGTAATTTAATTTGATTTATATCCATTAAAGCAATATACAAATGTTTTCACTATTTACTCTGTAAAGCTTTTCACCTTCTATAGTGAACTCATACTCACTATCTGGAGTATATGCAATCTCATCTCCCTCCTTTAATCCTAGACTTAAAAGTTTACTCGTTATATATCTAATTTTACCCACAAGAGGCTCCTCTTCTGTAAACTTATTTAAGTAGTAATCTTTGGTGTCTGAGGGTTTTATAAAACAATACTTACCCGTAGTGTTCCAATCGACTCCATTGTGATATAAAAAAAACTGATTAAAATCAACAAAGAAGATGTCATCCTTCCAAAAGTTATGGCTACTCCTTTCACGCCCTCTCATGTCATTATAATACTTAAAGACATTATGATGAACAACAAGTGTGTCTCCCTTCTTTATGTCCCCCTTGTATCCAATGGGAACCTCTATAACTTCAGCAAATCTGTTAGATACTTTGTGATCTTCTTTGGAAGAGCTAGTGATAAAGTCTATATCACCAATCTTTTTTATGTTATCGTATCTCCTCCCCTTTACTGGCTTTATAATAAAAGAGTGAGGCGATTTCATGAACCACAGTTTTCGCAATCGGGATCATCAATTCTACACGTTTCAGAAACTTCTTTTTCTTCTAGTTCCTCTACCCAATTATCAAAATTATCTGCCATGGCTCTCTTAAAAATTAATGTTATACTCTATAGAAAAAGGCATGTTTGCATTGAACTGCTTCCAAAGAACCACTTCATTATTGCTCTCTACCCATATTTTTATGTCTCCACTAGACTTATCTTGTTGAATTAAATGGATTTTATGAGACCCGCCAAGGACGTCTTGCTCCACAATGTAGTGCATAGCGCCTGACTTATAGTCGGATCCGACAGATAGTTTTCTAATATCCATTAAACTTTTTGTTATTATCCTGGAATATATCCAGCGAATACGTATTCAGTTCCTCCGATGTTTACCTTAAGCCACGCGTCGGGTTCAGATAAATATCTAGTCGAGCTCTTACCGCTTCCCACAATAGGTATAGTGGGTTGAGCGGAAGGATCAACAGCGCTTCCATCTGCAGGCTGGGTTCCTGCGCTGTTAACACGCAATGTGCCCGCAACAACAACAGGGCCCGTTAATGTAGTATTGCCTGTGACCGAAAGATTACCCGTTAAGGTCATGTTGGACGTTGCAACATTACCTTGGCTTAAAACATTTTGAAGAGTATAAGCGGCGGCAAGATTAGCTACACTAAGAGCCGTAAAGTTCTTAGTTATGTTGGTGTTCTCAACGTCTGTGCCTATAATTATATCATTGGCTGTTGGAACTGTTATTGTATACGTGCTAATTTTTGCCATGCTAGGTGTTATAAATAATTTTACTCTTTCTCCTCTTCAGGAATCAACTCATAAGATCCGTCTTTCAAGTCAATATTGACTTTTCCGTACTTCTCTTCTAATTCTTTTTTGACAACTTCCATCTGCTCAGACTCTTTAGCAAACAATGCTACTAAATCAGCTTTGCGAAGTTCTCCGGCTCCAATTTCTCCTTGAATCTGAAGCATTTTAGAGTTAAGCTCTGTAA